TAATGATGATTGACTCATGGACAATGTGTCCACGAGTGAGAGAAACTGTATCCCTCATATAGTTGCGAAATGACCTCGCATCAATCAAAACGACCGTATCAGCGACCCCACCGTACCCCTACCCAAGCAAACTGAGCAGGCTTGCAGGCTCGGCATAGAACACTATTCCCCACACGCAATTTCACTTTTGTTTCAAATTCAATAACATAAAAATTTCTATAAAAAATCAAATAGGAATCTGTCTAACATTTGACATGCCACAATAAAAAAAGCCCCCACCGAAGTAGGGGCCTAAAAGGGCCGTTGCCCTAAGCGAGATCTCCAACCACGGAGACAGCAATCATGTAAAAATTTACACAACCGCAGAACTGAGTATATACTCCGCCCAACGTGACTGCAATGGTCAGCGCCTATGCTAGAGCATTTATTAGATGAAACTGTTTTTACTCCCGACGTTCTCGACACGCCGGTGGCTACGCCTGTCTCAAAAGCAAGCCCTGAACAACTGATGGACGCACAAGTTGAAACGGCTAAATGGCTTGAGGAACTGGGCGCGGTATCCGACGAAGACATAACGGACCAAATTCAGGAAGACAGCGCTAGACAAGCGTTTGCTTTACTTACTCAAGACCAAGACCCCAAAACTAAGAAAACGGCGTTAACAAAAGTGACCACGCCAGAAGCGGTAAAGCATCTTGTTGGAATGTTAACTGCATACGACTGGCACTTTGTTGAGCAAGCCAAAGAAATTAGAGGCTATGCGGTGGCGCAGTTGGTGGAGGAAACAAAACACCCTGATGCCAAGATACGCCTACGTGCGCTTGAGCTGCTAGGTAAAGTTACAGAGGTAGCGTTATTTACTGACCGGATAGAAGTTAAAAAATCTGACCTGTCGGACTCTGAACTAGATAGTCGCATTAAAGAAAAACTGGAACGCATGGCAAAGATTGTGGATATCACTGACGTGACGTACGTGGAGGACGTAACACCAAAGGCCGACGATGAACCTGAACCAGCATGAAATCGCAGCGCTCAACAAGATACTACCTACGCTCTCAGCGCAGGAGAAAGCAGAACTGCTGTCTGATCTTGAGGAGAGGGCGAATCGTGCGGGTAAGAAAGCTGCTCAAGATTCAGTACTTGGGTTTGCGACACAGGTTTATCCGGGCTTTAAGATTGGCCCCCATCACAGAAAGCTAGCCAAAATCTTCCAAGACGTGATTGATGGCAAGAAAAAACGCGTGATTATCAATATTGCGCCACGTATGGGTAAGTCAGAGTTCTCCTCCTACCTGTTCCCCGCCTACTTCCTTGGCAAATACCCCGAGAAAAAAATCATCATGGGCACGCACACCGCGGGTCTGTCTGAGGATTTTGGTCGTCGCGTGCGAAATTTGCTGGAGTCTGAGGAATACGCAGACATTTTTCCCAAAACTAGGGTAGCTGATGACCAAAAAGCAGCCGGTAAGTGGTCAACCAGCGCGGGAGGCCAGTATTACGCAGCCGGTGTGGGGGGTGCGTTGGCTGGTCGTGGTGCGGATTTGTTTGTAATTGACGACCCACACTCAGAACAGGACATGAAAGCCAACAGTCGCGGTGCATTTGATGCCGCGTGGGCGTGGTTTCAGCAGGGTCCGCTGCAACGTCTGATGCCAAACGGCGCAATTATCGTAATCATGACGCGTTGGAGCTTGGTTGACCTGACCGGACGTTTAATTGACTACCAGATAAAAAACCCTGACGCGGATACGTGGGAAATTGTGGAGTTGCCTGCCATATTTAACGAGGGAACGCCGGAAGAAAAGTCGTTGTGGCCTGAACAATGGCCGTTGGAGATGTTGAAGTCCAAAAAAGCCAACTTAGACCCACGGTTTTGGAACGCGCAGTACATGCAGAACCCCACATCGGACGTGTCAGCCATTATTGGGCGCGGTTCGTGGAAGATTTGGGAAGAAGATGAGCCGCCAGAGTGTAGTTATGTCATTCAGAGCTGGGATACGGCGCATGAATCCAAAACATCAGCCGACTATAGCGCTTGTACTACATGGGGCGTCTGGTATAACGACGAGGACAACGGCGCACCTAACTTAATACTGTTGGATGCGTTCAAAGACCGGATGCAGTTCCCTGAATTAAAGGCAACTGCCTTGAAACACTACAAGGAGTGGGAGCCAGATGCGTTCATTGTGGAGAAAAAGGCAGCAGGCGCACCACTTATCCAAGAACTCAGAGCAATGGGCATCCCCGTCGATGAGTTCACCCCCAGCCGAGGCCGAGTTAAAGGTTCTACAGACAAAACCGCCCGTCTTAACGCTGTTGCCGACTTCTTCCACAGCGGCAAAGTGTGGGCACCAGACACACGATGGGCAAGAGAAGTAATTGAAGAGGTTGCAGCTTTCCCTGTGGGGGAGCATGACGACTATGTTGATACGGTGTCCCAAGCGCTGCTGCGCTATCGCCAAGGCGGCTTCATTAGTCTGCCAAGCGACTACGAGGATGAACCGCAATTTTTTAAACGCAAGACACACGCATACTATTAAGGACGCACCATGTCGATAGATAAAGCCCTATACGCAGCCCCTTTGGGCATGCCAGCCGACGCAGAAGAAGATGGCATAGAGATCGAGATTGAAGACCCAGAGGCCGTACGTATTAAAGCTGGCGACTTAGAAATTGAGATTGAGCCGGGCGAAGAAGGGGAAGAAGACTTTAACGCCAACCTTGCAGAAGAAATGGAAGAGAGCGAATTGCAGTCGCTTGTGGGCGAGATTTTGGATGACGTGCGTAACGACTTAGCTTCACGCAAAGATTGGGAAGACACGTATAAAGAAGGTTTGACGCTGTTAGGTTTGAAGTATGACGAGCGTACAGAGCCGTGGGCAGGTGCGTGTGGCGTGTTCCACCCTATGATTACTGAAGCCGTTGTGCGCTTCCAATCAGAAACAATTACTGAGACGTTCCCAGCCAAAGGCCCAACTAAAGCCAAGATCATTGGTAAAGAAACGCCAGCTAAAAAAGAAATTGCAGAACGTGTGCAAGAAGACATGAACTACGAATTGACTGAGGTCATGAAAGAGTTTCGTCCTGAACATGAGCGCATGTTGTTCTCTTTGCCAGCCATCGGCTCCGCATTTAAGAAAGTGTATAAGGACCCCACACTAGGTCGCCAAACATCAGTCTACGTATCAGCAGAAGACATCATCCTGCCGTATGGCACGACAGAACTACAAACGTGTTTCCGCCTTACGCATCGCATGCGCAAGACTGAGAACGACATTCTGAAGTTGCAGAAAGCTGGGTTCTATCGTGATATTGATTTGGGTGAACCACCTAAAGTAACCAACGAAACGCAACAAAAGAAAGACAAAGAATCAGGCATGTCCGCGTCGTTTGACGACCGCTATGAGTTGTATGAAGTGCATATCGACCTTGATTTGCCCGGCTATGAAGATGTGGATGACGATGGCGAGCCTACCGGCATAGCGTTGCCGTACGTGGTGACAATACTTAAAGGCTCAGACGACATACTATCTATTCGTCGTAATTGGTTAGAAGACGACGATCTCAACTTAAAGAGGCAGCACTTTGTTCACTACCAATACATTCCCGGTTTTGGTCCCTACGGCTTCGGGTTGTTTCACCTTATTGGTGGATACGCCAAGTCAGCCACCAGTCTCATGCGTCAGCTCGTGGATGCGGGAACTCTCAGCAATCTCCCCGGAGGACTTAAGTCGCGAGGACTTCGGATTAAAGGCGACGACACACCCATCGCTCCCGGCGAATGGCGAGACGTAGATACAGGTTCAGGAGCTATCCGTGACAACATATTGCCGCTACCTTACAAAGAACCATCGGCTACTCTATTCCAGCTCCTTGGTACTATCGTTGCGGAGGGACGACGTTTCGCAGCAACTGCCGACATCCAAGTGTCCGATATGTCGGCTAATACTCCGGTGGGAACAACTCTTGCCATACTTGAACGAACGCTCAAAGTTATGTCTGCCGTTCAAGCACGAGTCCACTACGCGCTCAAACAAGAACTCCAACTCTTAGCAGCAATCATTCGTGACTACTCGCCTGATGATTACGAATACGAACCTGCGTCTGGTAACAAACGCGCTAAAAAGTCTGACTACGAAGACATAGAGATTATTCCTGTCTCTGACCCCAATGCTGCCACTATGTCGCAGCGGGTTGTTCAATACCAAGCGGTACTGCAGTTAGCGCAAACCGCGCCACAGATATACGACATGCCTTTGCTGCATCGTCAGATGTTAGACGTGTTAGGTATAAAAAACGCTAATAAGTTAGTGCCGTTAGAAGATGATCGTACGCCACAAGACCCAATAACAGAAAACATGAACGTGCTGAAGTTAAAGCCTGTGAAAGCGTTTATGTATCAGGACCACGAAGCGCACATCAAAGTACACATGGCAGCAATGCAAGACCCATTGATTCAACAGATGGTTGGTCAAAACCCACAAGCGCCGATGATTCAACAGGCGATGATGGCGCACCTTTCAGAACACATTGGCTTTGCATATCGCAACAAAATACAAGAAGCGTTGGGCGCTGATTTACCTATGCCTGATGAAAAGATGGACCCTGCTGTTGAAGTACAGCTATCACGGCTTATTGCACAAGCCGCACCTATTGTTTTACAAAACAGCCAAGGCCAAGCTGCACAGCAAGCCGCCGCTGCACAAGCGCAACAAAATCAACAAGACCCTGTTATTCAAATGCAGATGCAAGAACTTCAACTCAAGATGGCAGAGCTTGAGCTTAAGAAACAAAAACTGGCAGCAGACATTGCCGCACAAGCTGACAAACTTGATCTGGAAAAAGAAAAAATTTCCGCTGAGTTTGAGTTGGAAGGCATGAAACTTGGTATGAAATCCACGCAAGACCAAGAACGCATGGCTTCAGATAACGAGAAAGAAGGACTTCGTATTGGTGCAGATATTTCACGAAGTAAAGCTGACATGGACATAAAACAACAGCAGCTTAATAAACCTAAAGGAGTTAAATGACAACAGTACAGGAATACACGTCGTTTGTTGACATCCTGCGCAGAAAAATTCGGGACGATATGAACAACTACGCGGACGACATTTCAGGTGGCGTTTGCGCTGATTATGCGGCTTATACAAAGCTTTGCGGTGTGATTCAAGGTCTAGCTATCGCAGAGCGCCACTTACTTGACCTTGCTGAGAAAGCTACAAAGGATGACTTCGATGAGTGATTTAGTACTCCCGCAGTATTTAAAGGACTTGATTAAAGCAGAAACCGCTTTGAAAGAGGAAGACACAGATGCACCTGCTGACGCAGAAAAAGCGCGTCAACTACCAAGACCTGTTGGACACAAAATTTTGTGCGCTATTCCACCAGCAGGGGATACGTTTGATGATTCGATGATTGCTAAAGCAAGTCTGTCGCAACGCATTGAAGAGCAAACTTCCACAGTGTTGTTTGTTGTGGCATTAGGTCCTGACGCATACAAAGACCCAGATAGATTCCCCGGCGGTCCTTGGTGTAAGGAAGGTGATTTTGTTTTGGTTCGTGCTTATAGCGGTACACGATTCCAGATTCACGGACGTGAATTCCGCATGATCTTTGACGATCAGGTTGATGGCACGGTAGAAGACCCTCGCGGTTACGCACGCGCAGCATAAGGAGAAATTTATGGCTAACGAAGAATACATGACGGAACTAAAAATTCCGGGCAAAGGCGGGGATGATGACCTGCCAGAAATACGGATGGAAGACGATGATATTGATATCAGCGCCGAGTCCGATGTCGAGATCGAAATTGAAGACGATACCCCCGAACAAGACCGAGGCAGAAAACCTCTGGACCGCGACGTAGCTGACCCTTCTGATGAAGAAGTGGAACAGTACAGCGACAAGGTTCAAAAGCGTATCAAAGAGTTGGCTCATGCCCGGCACGACGAACGCCGTGCTAAAGAGACAGCCCTGCGTGAACGCGAGGAAGCCATTCGGGTAGCCCAGCAGCTTGTAAATGAAAACAAGCAATTGCGCGGGTACGTTAATTCTGGGGAACAGACCTTTGCTGAAGTACTGAAGTCAAAAGCAGAGGCCGATCTGGAGATGGCTCGGAAACAATACAAAGAGGCTGCTGAGTCTTACGACACTGATGCAATGTTGGCGGCGCAAGAAAACTTGCAAGATGCCAAGATTAGGTTGGACAAGGCAAATAATTTTAAACCAACCTCTTTACAAGTTGAACAAGAAGAGGTATATAGTCAACCATCGCCTCAACCCGAGGTGCGCCCCGACGATAAGACCTTGCGCTGGCAAGCTAAAAACCAGTGGTTCGGAGCGCCCGGTTACGAGGAAGTCACCGCAATGGCTCTTGCTGCACATCAGCGGCTAACTGCGGAAAACGGCGCTGACTACGCCCGGACAGATGAATACTTCGAGAGAATTGACTCTCGCCTCAGAGAAAAGTTCCCCGAGATTTTTGGGGAGCCTGCAAAGCCGCAAGGCGCATCCACTTCAAAAAGACCAGCCGCGACAGTTGTCGCTTCCGCTGCGCGTTCTACTGCAACTAAAAAAGTTAAGTTGACAAGATCGCAAGAAGTAATAGCAGCCAAACTTGGCTTAACTACTAAGCAGTATGCCGTTGAACTTATGAAAATGGAGGCCCGAAATGGCTAATAACCGCACTCCCCGTGAACTTGATACACGCGAAGAATCAACTCGTGACGACTATAAACCGCCGAGCGTACTGCCAGACCCAATTCCTGACCCGGACTTTAAGTTCCGTTGGATTTCGACTCACGTCTTTGGTCAAGCTATCCCATCTCATGTGTCATTACAGATTCGTGAGGGTTGGGAGCCTGTAAGGGCGGTAGATCACCCAGAATTGAAGCTAAACGCCAATGAAAACGGCGAAGTGCAGATGGGCGGTTTACTACTTTGCAAGATGCCGCATAAGAAAGTTGAAGCTCGAAATGATTATTACCAACGTCAGGCAGAAGGCTGGATGCAGTCGGTTGACAACAACCTTATGCGTCAAAGCGACCCAAGGATGCCTCTGTTCAATGAACGGAAATCTGCGACAAGTTTTGGCAAGGGTATTAAGTAATTTTTTAACTTTGGAGTTTAACTATGGCATATCCTACAGTTGACAAGCCCTATGGCTTGCAGCCGGTCAATTTGATCGGCGGTCAGGTGTACGCCGGTTCCACTCGCCTAATGTCAATTGCTAGTGGTTATGCCACCAGCATTTACTACGGTGACGTGGTTAAGCGTGTATCTAACGGCACAATTGAGAAAGATACTGGTACTGGCACTGCTACGCCGGTAGGCATTTTCTTGGGTTGTACTTACACTAACCCAACTAATAGCCAGAAGACATTTGCGCAGTATTACCCTGCTAGCACCGCTGCAAGTGATATTCAAGCTTATGTAGTTGATGACCCTGATGTTTTGTTTAAAGTAGCTTCATGCTCCAACACAACTGTGACTTTTTTCGGCCCCGCTGTTGTTGGTGAAAATGCTGTTTTGGTACAGAACGCAGGTTCAAACAACACTGGTGATTCGGCTGTTGGTATCTTCGGTGGTAACACCGCAGTTACTGCGTCGTTCCCTATCCGTATTGTTGATCTTGTACCTGATACTTCCAACGGCTCTAACGGCTATTGCGAATTTATTTGTAAGTTCAACGCACCGTTTGCAGTTACCACGGTTACCGTTAACTTGGCTGGCGCTAACACCGCTGTAACCACTATGACTGGCGGACATCAGTATCTCAATCCGACAGGCGTATAAGGAGCATAAATAATGGCTATTTCACGCGCACAACTACTGAAAGAGCTGCTCCCCGGCCTGAACGCACTGTTCGGTTTGGAGTATGCTCGTTACGGCGAAGAACACAAAGAAATCTACGAAACAGAGACTTCTGAGCGTTCGTTTGAAGAAGAAACCAAGCTGTCAGGCTTTACTGCTGCACCTGTCAAAAACGAAGGTAGTGCAATTCGTTACGACAATGCGCAAGAAGCTTGGACTGCAAGGTATAACCACGAAACAATCGCTCAGGGCTTTGCTCTGACCGAAGAGGCAATCGAAGATAACTTGTACGACTCTTTGTCGGCTCGTTACACGAAAGCTCTCGCACGTTCGATGGCTTATACCAAGCAAGTTAAAGCAGCAGCGGTTATTAACAACGGCTTCTCCAACAACAGCCAGTACTACGGCGGTGATGGCGTGCCTTTGTTCTCAACTGCACACCCACTAGTATCTGGTGGCACTAACAGCAACACGCCGACTACTCAGGCCGACTTGAACGAGACTTCCTTGGAAGCCGCCGTTATTCAAATCGCTGCTTGGACTGACGAACGTGGTCTGTTGATTGCTGCCAAG